TACGATGGTAAAACAGTCAGAGAAGATGGGTTTAAATATTGTGTATCTAAGAAATTAAAAACAGCATTAGAATTTGCTTTAACTGTATAAATTATGAAGAAAATAAATGCGACATTCAATGTAGAAAACGATTTAGCAGAATACAACCTAAGAAAAATACTAGAAGGATTAGGAGCTAAATATGTAAGAACGTTACCTAATACGGATCATTTAAAAGATAACAAACATTACATAGAGTTATACAAAGTTGAAAAGAAAGCAAAGGAAACAACTTTAAAATTTATAAACGATAACCGATGAACGAGATATTAGAAAAAATATCATCTATTATTGAAACCTATGAATCAGGCGCTTTTAAAGACCTTCATGTAATGCACAGGGAATTAACTTGTAATATGTACTATCTAAGCCAAGAACAAGTTAAAGCACATCAGCAATGGAATAAAACCTATTACTTATCTACTGAAAAAACAAATGCAGGAAAAGAGCGTGAATGTGATAAATTCGTGCCAGAGTTATATCTATGCAGGAAAATAATGGAAACAGCAAAGGGAGTAAGTATAGCGATGGGATATGAAATTAAAATGAATTAAATGAACACTTATAGCGATAGCAAAGGTAATAGATATACAACTCCACAAATTGAGGCAAAGATAAAAAAAAGTGCCTTATTAAAGTTAGAGATACAGTTTGTGGAATATGGATATAATTTTTGCGAACAATGCAAGCAAAATGATGATAAGCCTATTGATGTTAGTCACACAGTTTCCAGAAAAACTGCAAAGGAAAACGCAACGGTTCAACTGTTATGGGATTTAGATAACCTTGAAATACTAGGTAGAAGATGTCACCAAAAAAAAGACAAACTAAACTTGTTTTAATATGAAAATACAAATTAAACCACTAAGCATAAATACATGTTGGCAGGGCAAAAGATATAAAACTCCTAAATACAAAACTTACGAGAAAGCATTATCTTTATTATTACCACCGATTAAAATAGATTTTAAGCGTGATTTAAGCGTACATCTAACCTTTGGGTTTAGTTCTACCTTATCAGACATAGATAATCCATTAAAACCTATCCTAGACGTGTTACAAAAGAAGTATGGGTTTGATGACAAACAAATATTTGAATTGAATGTAAAAAAAGAGATCGTAAAAAAAGGCGATGAATTTATAGAATTAACAATTAATGAGATATGAAAATAGACGTAAAAATTAACCAGTTAGACAAAGAAGATTATTACTATTTAAGAATTGCAAACTACAAACAATTAGTAGAGGGTAATTTTAGTAGAGAAGAACTAAGAAATTTAATTGAAATAATAGATAATGCTATATAAAATAAAAGAGGATTTAGATTCCAAATATGGTTTTGATATTAGCACAAGAAACAGGAAAAGAAAATACGCTTATTCCAGAAAGGTTTTTTGTAAGTTGGCAAAATCACGTATTGAAGAATACACACTAACAGAAATAGGTGAGGTATTAAATTTGACACATGACAACGTTATTTATATGTTGAGTACTTTTAATTACATTAATAAAACAGATTTAAAGATATTTAATGAATTAAGCGATAAATATTTAGGCACTAACTTATTGAATGAGCAAAAAGCAATTGAACAATCTGATATAATTAAGTCTATACCTAAATTGAGTTCTTTTGAAAAACTTTTAGAATTAACCGATCATGATTTATTAGAATTTGAAGAAACCAGATTGAAGCCATTTATAAAAATGTTGGAATCAAGGAAAAAAAAGTTAATAAATACTTGTCAAATAAAATAAATTAATTATCTTTATACTCTAAATACCTTCGACATGAAAAAATTGATTAATAGTAAAAGGAGTAAAGAAGTAAAACCTTGTCGAAGGGGTGTTATGGATTTACTCCTTTTTTTTATATATAATTATGGCAGAAAATAAAAACAAGATTGTTTTTTATGCTGATTGGAAAGATAGTTTTAATCACTTGACCGATGAAGAAGCTGGTATTTTAATAAAACATTTCTTTAGTTATGTAAATGATGAAAGACCAATTTTAGAAGATAGAATTATTCAAGCTTCCTGGATTCCAATAGAGAAAACACTAAAAAGAGATTTAAAGAAATGGGAACAATACATTGAAAAACAACAAGCCAACGGTAAAAAAGGAGGTAGGCCTAAAACCCAAATAACCCAAGCCTTTACAGAAAAACCCAAAAAAGCCGTTAATGATAGTGTTAGTGTAAGTGTTAATGATATAAATAACATCTATAAAAGATTTGTTGATGAAGTAAAATCTGGAGGGTTTGATTCAAGAATAGAATCTATGTACATGAGGCTTAAAATAAAGAAAGGAAGTTTAACACCTCTTTTAATAGACTTTAAAAACCATTTAATAGAAGAAAATAGAGAGCATAAAACAACTAACGATTTATTTCTAAACTTTAAAAACTGGTTAAACGTACAGGACAGAATTAAAAAACTAGATAAATACAGATAACGTGCAGGTATAAAAAATCGTTTTAATGTTTTTTATACGGTGTTACCTGTAGTTTTGGCGGGATTTTAGAACTAAATTAAATTAATAACCACAACGTAATAATTATTTTTTTGAGCGTTGGCAAATGCACGATAGTGCAAATATTTATAATTATGAGTAAAAAGAAATATATTTTTAGTGAACAAAGTAGCCTTTGGGGTGACCCTGAATTATTAGGTTTTGGAAGTGATGATTTTTATGTAAAAGAAATAGATAGAAAGACATCTATTAATTACATAAAGAAAAACCATTATAGTGGAAAGGTAACATCAAATAGTTATGTTCATATTGGTGTTTATGTTTTAGGTGATTTAATGGGTGTTTTACAATTAGGGCCAGCAATGAACCCTGCTTCTGGTGGAAGTATCGTAAAAGGCACTAAAAACGACGAATGGATGGAATTAAACCGTATGCATCTAATGGATGGGATAGGTGATTACCCAGAAAGTAAATCTATTGCATACACAATGAAATATATAAAACGCAAATACAGAAAAATAAAATGGATTCAATCGTTTGCAGATGAACGTTGTGGCGGTTTTGGAATAGTTTACCAAGCCTGTAGTTTTGGTTTTTATGGAGAACACACAAGCACGTTTTGGGTTTTAGATGATGTTTGGTATCATAATAAGGCAATGACAATAAAAGACCCTAAAAAGATTGCACCTTCTGAAAAATATTTACAGGAAAACAAACACAGGGCAAAGCCATACAAATTAAGACAATTTAGATATATTAAGTTTTTAGACCAACGCGCGAAGAAAAACTTAATATTAGAAGAAAAACCTTATCCAAAACATTATGAAGAAGGAGTGGAAAGAAAAAAATAATTATGGTGGAATTAGAAACTACCTTTAATAAAATGCTATTAGTTAGCCAATATTACAGGTAACTTTAAATGTATGGTGCGTTGCATCACTAACTTAAATTAAAATAAAAATGAATTGGATTAAGAAAATATTTAGCAAGAAAACAAGAAAGCAATGCACTATACATAGTGTTATGCGCTTTTATTTGGTTTCTTTTGATGGTGAAGGATGTGGAAGTATTTGGTTTAAATACAATGGTTTTCCTTCTCACTTATGGATTAAAGAACATATAACCAAAAAATTTCCGCAAGTAAAAAGACCTGCAATAATGCACATACAAGAATTAAGTGAAAAGGATTACAATGCGTTTAATTGCGCATAACATGTTATATGAATAACGACATTTGTAAACTAATTGAAAATGAACAACTTAAAAATAAGATGAAAAAACTAAAACTAGAGGATTTTGTTAATATTGAAGATGAAGTTATTGAAAACATATCAGACGTTTTTAATAAAACAATTATAGATATTAACCAAATTGTAGACAGACCTCCTTTAGCAGTTAGTATAGGTTATGATGATAGAAGTTACAACGGTGTTCACTATCCTTTAAAATTTGGATCAATGGGAAATATATCTTTAATCACAGGACAAGAAAAAAGCAGGAAAACATTTGTTAAGTCAATTATCGAATCTTGTACTATTGGAGGTAAATCAAATAATTATACTGGTTCTTTGGAAATAAAAGGTTATCTTGAAGATAGATATTTAATTAGTATTGATACAGAACAGAGTTTGTACGATTCTGTAATGACTGCTAAAAGAGTTCCATTCATGGTTGGTAATATGCCAGACAATTATATTTCTTTAATGTGGCGAGAAAAAACAACTAAAGAACGTTTGCAACTTCTGGAGTGGTTATACATGGAAAGTTCATATAGAAATAATTTGGGATTAACAATGTTAGATGGTGTTGTAGATTGTGTTCAAGACTTTAACAGCTTGACAGAATGTAAAGAGTTTACAGAAAAACTAATGAAATATACTTCTTTAACCGATAGTCATTTATGCGGCCTTTTACATTTAAACCCTAACAGCGATAAGTTAAGAGGACATTTAGGAACTATTTTAGGACAGAAGGCTGAAATGGTTATGATTGTAGAAAACAAAGGAGAGTATTCAGAATGTAAATGTAAAGTAGTTAGAGGAGGCAAACCATTTAAAACTTTTACAATTAGAATAGATCAGGATTGGATGCCATATATTAGTAACGATGCAGAAGAAAACCACATATTATGAACATAGATAAAGCACTAGAGCATTTTAAATGGAAGATGCAAAACAAATGGAAACCAACAGAAACAGATATAGAGGCTTATAATTCTATAATAGAATACAAAGAGAAGCAAGAGGAATCTAATTTACAACAAAATGAATCATTTGCTAAACTATGGATTCACCAACTTATGTTATTATCAAATACAAATATGTATGATGGCCAGAGAGCAATACAAGTAATAGATGAAATACTAGAAGAAAGTGTTTATGATTGGTGCATGAAGTTAAAAGAACAGTTACCGATAATGCGTTTTAAAAGTGTTGCATTAGAAAAATATCCATTACCAGACGTTTATAATATTACAGAATTAAGAAGTAGAAATAGCAAAATAGTTGCAGGATATGAAACAAAACTAACTGAATCTATGAAATATGAAATAAGTGAAGAAAATATAATTAAGTTTGTTAGTAATCATATTAATAGAGGTGTTAATAAATTTGAAAAATAACGGAAAGTGTAACAATTGTTGCGTGGATTAAGAACTAAATATAACAAGTATGGATGCAGAAAAGTATTTAAGTGAAAAGTATAATGGATTCTTTGATGAATTTGATATTACAGAATTGCAAGACATTATACAGGCTATGGAAGATTACAGTAAAGAGCAATTAATTGCGTTT